TAATAAATATTCACGAACTATAAATTTAAGGACGTAATCATTGTGTAATATGTGTCTGTTTTTTTATTATTAATTCCAAATTTATTTAATATTAATATTTTTAGTAAAAAAATAGTAATATATTCAGCAATATGGTATACTGCTACTCATATATTTAATTATAGTATGATAAAAAATAATTATCATATTCAACATCATAAAACACCAGAATTTAATTATAGTCCAGAAATATTAGATATGTTATTTGATACAAAATATGATGCCAACTTTGATGATGATTTCTTTCTTATAAAAGAATTAATACCAGTTATTATAGGATTTATAATTGTATTATATGCTTCAAAAATAGGTATAAATGATGTAATATCTAAATGCGACAATATACCAGACCATATACAAGATATTAATATAGAATTGCTTAAGACAGAATAAATTTTATTGCAATATTTTGTCTTTGGTGTCTTCTGTTAAATGAATTCTATCTACTATATTTTCTACTATTTTTTCTGTCTTATTTTCCATTGTATCTGTAACTGTTTTGACTATATGCATATAATTATCTTTAATTTTATCATTCATCATCCAGTTTGGTTTATCTGCTATATATTTAGTAATATTTCTAGTTTGTATTTTTGATATAGTATATATTGCTTCATGAGTTTTCTCTCGTTCTTTATCCTCTATCCATTTATCTTGTTTAATAAACATTCTTTTTCTTTTTTTATCACTACACCATAAAGGGCGCTGTATTAATGGTAATTTTTCTAAATTAGAAAGAAAAAGATTTGTAATTCCTTGAGTTAAACCTTTTTCTTTTGTAAATAATAAATCTGCAATAGTTACTTGTATTGTATTTATAAAATCTGTGAGAGACATTGCATCTTTACATTGTTCATTTAAAAATATATTTATATTTTGATTAATATTATTACTAGTATTATTATTACCTATTTTGGGAATTAATTCTTTAATAGTTGTTTGCAGCTCTTTATTTTGTTGTAATAAACTATTAATTACTATAGTATAATCCACTTTAAGTTCTTCGTTATCATCATTTCCATCATTTATGGTTAAATCTTGAATAATGCATTTTTTTTTATGATTATATAGAGATGCTCTATATGGATATGATTTTCCACAAGTGCAACCAAATATTTCTGCATTTTTCTGCATTTTTTTTAATGTAGGTGTTGTATTTATTAATTTTTTATGTTTTTGAGTTGTTATATGTGTATTATAATTTGCTTTATTGCTCGTATTAAATGCACATAATATACATTCATATTTTTTTGCATTTTTTTGCATTTTTTTTGTTGTCATTATTGTATATAATATAATAATATTTTCTTTATATATTTATACAATAGTAAATAAGAAATATATTAAGATTGTTCAAGATATTTAGACCATAATGTGAATATTAATATAACAAAATATATGTTTATTACACAGTAATTTATAATAATGTTAAAAATATAAAAATATTATAAATACTTTATAAATATGGAAGAATTAGATTTACATATAGAAAATTATAATTTAAAAGAATTATTAGTATTATTTAATTTAGATTATAATTTTAATATCGACGATTTAAAAAAAGCAAAAAAAATAGTATTAATGACACATCCAGATAAATCTGGATTAAATAAAGATTATTTTTTATTTTTTACATCTGCATATAAATTAATATATAACTTATATGATTTTCGGTATAAATCAACAAATAATAATACAAAATATACAGAATATATTTTAGAGAAAAATGAAGAAAATGAAAAATTATTGGATGCTTATAATATACAAAATAAACCAGATTTTAATAAATGGTTTAATGATATGTTTGAAACATCTCAAATACCAGACTTAAATAAATCAGCAGGGTATGGTTCATGGTTAGTGAGTGATGAAGATATAGAAACACAAATAGCAACAAAAAATACAATGAATTCTATAATAGAGGATAAAAAAACTAAAATGAGAAGTTTAATTATACACAATCAATATAAAGAGATTACAAACACATCAAGTTTATATGATTTAACTACAGAACAACCGGATACATATTCGTCTGATATATTTAGTAAATTATCATATGAAGATCTTAAAAAGGCTCATACTGAATCTGTTGTGCCTGTAACAATAGATGATTATAATAATAGAAAACAATATAATATTAATGAACTAATAAATACAAGAAGTATACAAGATACAGAGAGAAATAGCGTTGAAATGCAAGATGTAGGTATGAATAAATTATTGGAACAAAAAGAATTAAGAATTAAATCAGATATGGAACGAGCATACACATTAGCAAAACAAGATGAAAAAATACGAATTGTTAATGATACTTGGTGGAGCAAATTAAAACATATAACAAATTAATAAAATATAATGTTTATAATATATGAAGATTTTAAATTCTATTGCAATAGCAATAATGTCAATAGTTCTTGGATTATTGTATAATAAATATAGATATAAATATGGATTTGGCGAAGATTTTGATCAGTATAAATTAATTAAAAAATATTTATTAGAAGATTCTTCATTATCTAATACAAAAAAACCATTATTATGGATACATTTAAATTACAATAAAAATTCAAGACATTGGAAAAGTTTTTATTCAAGAAATAGCACAGATTTAAATCAACCATATCAATATCTAACCATTAATAGTATAATTAACCATTGTGGTAAATCATTTAATATAGTAATAATAGATGATAATACCTTTACTAATATAATACCTGGTTGGTCGCACGATATGTCTTTAGTGCCTTATCCTATTAAAAACTATTTGAGAGAGTTAGCAATGGCAAAAATTTTATATAGTTATGGTGGTATAATAGTACCATCATCTTTTATTTGCACAAAAAATTTAATAGATATTTATAATAAAAATTATAATAATGGTCCATTTATTGGAGAATTTGTAAATAAAAATATAACAAATCAAATGGGAACACAATTTTGTGTAAATACAAAATTTATGGGTAGTCTTAAAGAAAATTCACATATATTATCATTAATTAATTATATAGAAGTATTGCTCTCTACAGATTATACAAATGAATCAGAAATTACTGGAAATATCTCTCAAAAATGCCAAAAAATGATAGACTCTGGAGAGATTACAAAAATAGATGGAGGAATACTAGGGACAAAAAATAATGATAATAAGCCTGTAATGATAGACGAATTAATGCGTGATTCATTTATAGAATTTATGCCTACTTGCTATGGTATTTATATACCAGCAGATGAAATATTAATGCGAACTAATTTTGAATGGTTTGCGCGTATGAATGCAGAACAAGTATTATCTAGTAATACAAATATAGGTAAATTGTTATTAATCAATAGTATTGCTCAATAATATTTGTATTAAATTATTTGTAAATAGTGCAAGTTCGATTTCATCTTCATGTATATTGTGAAATATAGAAATATATTTACATAGTAATTTAATAATCTCATATTTTTTCAACTCATTTTTATTTATCATATAATCACTTTTAATAAATATAAAATAATTATCAAATATATCCATAACTGAATATCCATTATCAAATATATCATATAATATTTTTATTGCACCAGTTACATTATTTTGCATACACATTTGTGTATATAATTCAAAATCTATAAAATTTATATTAGTGCATAAATGTATCGCTGTTTGTTTATTTATAAATCTATCTATTAATTTAATTTTTTCCATATAATTAATAAGTGTGCGTATAGAATTATTAGATATAGATAATATAAATTTTTCTGCTTCTTCATCCATATTAATATTTTCCATTAATTTAATATTATCTAATATATTTTTAAAATGATTTGGTTTAAAATATTTTATTTTTATAATATTTAGACGTGATTGTATACTATCTATTATTTTTTGAGTATTAGTGCAAGATGCAATGAAATGGACATTATTACTATATTTATCAATGTAATTTCTAAACACTTGTTGACTTTGATCATTAATTATATCCATATCATCAAGAATGACAAATTTTTTTTTATTTAAAATAGTGCTTTTTGTTTGACAAAAAGTTTTAACATCTGACCTATAAAATGATATTCCTTGTTCTTTTAGTGAATTAATATATAAAACATTAGAAATATCATAATTATTACCATAATATTCTTTTATAATAGATTCAATAATAGATGTTTTACCGATACCACTATTTGCTACTATTAAAATATTAATACTATCAATTAATATAAAAGTATTAAGTAATTGAAATAAGTTTTCAGCTAAATTAAAATCAATCAGTGTTTTTGGTTTATATTTTTGAATGAAAGATTTTTCCATATTATGTAAATATTTAAATAAGTTAATATGTATTTATATTTATCCATTAATAAATATATTAATGGATAAAAATTATTATGATATTTTAGGAGTATCAAATGATGCATCTCATGATGAAATTAAAAAGGCATATAGAAAATTATCATTAATACATCATCCTGATAAAAATGGCAATCATGAAGATGATAAATTTAAAGAATTAAATGAAGCATATACCATTTTATCTGATATTAATACTAAAAAAAATTATGATAATCGTAATGCTAATGGAAATATATCATTTGATGATTTAAATGTTCAGCATATAAATCCAAATGATATATTTAATATGTTATTTGCTGGTGGAAACGGATTTTCAAATATGTTTAATAATACTTCATCAAATATTCATATTTTAAGAAATGGCATCCCTGTAAATTTATCACAAACAATGCAAAAGCCAATACCTATTATTAAAAATATAGATATTACTTTGGAGGAAGCATATACTGGATGCACTAAATGCATAGAAATTGAACGATGGATACGCAATGAATTAGGAAATACAAAAAATGAAAAAGAAACGATATATGTATTGATATCTAAAGGCATTGATGACAATGAAATTTTATTAGTTCCTGAAAAGGGCAATATTATATCAGATACCAATAAGGGAGATATTAAATTATTTGTTAAAATAATAAATAATACACAATTAAAGAGAGAATGTCTTAATCTAATATATTATAAATCTCTTACATTTAAAGAATCATTATGTGGATTTTCATTTGATTTACCATTTATTAATAATAAAATATTGAAAATAAATAATACTAATGGAAATGTTATATGTAATGGATATAAAAAAATGGTTCCCAATTTAGGATTAGAACGAGATGGACATAAAGGCAGTTTAATCATAGAATTTTCCGTGATATATCCTGAATCATTAACACTAGAACAAATAACAGCTCTTAATGATATTCTTTAAATTTTATTCTTTTAAATATATTATAAATTTTCCATTGTTGTTTTTTCTCCATGGCACTCTCTACACAAAGCTATTAGATTAGAAACTTCATTAGAGCCACCATATTCTAGACGCGTTTTATGATCTACTTCAAACCAAGCAGTAAGTTGTTTTGTGCATTTCCCACATTTCCAATTTTGGCTTGATGCTACGAATTTTTTTTTAGTCTCACTAACAGAACGTTTAGTGGGACCTTTTACATTAACGTTATTTGATGTATGTTGTATAGTGGTATTTTTATTACTACTATTATTATCAGTATTGGTATTGTATTGGTCGTATGAAAAATTATTATTTTTTGTTAAATCAAATATAGGGTTTAATAAATTAGCTGTATTTTTATCAATTGGTGCATATTTTATTAAATTATTCGCATGAATTAATAAACTTTTAGAATGTGCTGGGTGTTTTTTTGAAAATATATAAATTGATAATCCTAAAAAACCTATAAAACCCATTTGATAATATTTTTTCCAAGATTTTAACATATTAGTATATTTTCCATCATGATATATATTAAGTATTATAAACCCACAAATTATAAAAATAAATAATCCTATGTGCATTTATATAAGTATTATATTTATTATTTATTAATTATTATTTAATTTCTTTGTATTTTTTATAGGTTTTTTCATATGTTTTCTTGTAGATTTTTTGTTATATTTTTTGTTATATTTTTTGTACTTTTTATTACTTTTATTATTGATTGAATAACCTCCACTTATTGGTATTGCAGATTTAAATTCTTTAAATGAAAGCAATTTAACATCATTTGTTAATTCTAGAATATTGATTTTATTAACAGAATACGCATCATTTAACATATATCTTTTTAATATTTCTTGTAATTTAGATTCAAATTTACGCGTATTATCATCATTTTTTAAAAATAAATTATTTAATACTAATAAATTTGAATAACATATTAAAAACCCCCATATATCAACATTATATCTAAATACTTCATTAAAATACAAATTGCTATTAAATATATAATTAATATCATCTTTATAATGTGATGTATCTAATGTATTAATATTATTATTTTTATTATTATAATTTATTGCATATATTATATTATTTTTATTTATTATATTACCTCTACTATTATCAATTGATATATATTTCATCACAATATTAGTTAAATAATCTAGCAGAAATTTTTTAATACTTATTTCATTTTCACCATTAATTTTAGAAAATATAGTAATAAAAAAATCATAATGCGCTTTTGATGAATCGCTATCATTGATAATATCCAATATATATTTATTTAAAATAATATTTATATTATGTCTTGTTATTATATCAGCGGGTTGTATAGATTTATTATCTATTAATTTACTATAATAAATATAATTTAACATTTTTTTTAAAAATAATTTAAATTTTTGCCCAAGTATAATAGCACTTGGTAAACAATTATATTGAAAACTCCATGAGTTTGAATACATTTCGGGTATTTTTTCTTGATTGATTATTGCACTTAATCCCCAATCTATTATTCTTATTTTGTATTGTGTATCTATTAAAATATTTTCCATTTTTAAATCCAGATGTAAAATATTTTTTTTATTCATCGGTGTAATTCCATTATTTAAAAGATCTATTAAAGAAGTATTGATTTTATTAAATGTTATTTTAGTTAAATGATTATTCTTAATAAAATATAATAAATCTACACCACCATCAGTAATATTAATTATTTTTAAGTTTTTTAATATATTAGGATCATTAACATTTTGTTTTTTTATGCCTTTTTTATTTAAAATTGCACACGTATTATCAAAATCGTTAAGGTCTATTATTGTGTCTAATTTTTTAGGATTACATATAGAAGTATTTGATACAATAAAATAATTTTTATTATTTGGAATAGTTGCTAATATTTTTGAAAATTGTGTAATAGTTTTTATTTCATCTTCCATATCCTTTTTAATTCCTAATTTACTTATCATTCCATCTTGTCTTGTATTTTTACCGTCGCATATAAGTTGTGGTTTAAATACGCACCCATATGAACCTTCTGCTATAGCTTTTCCTCCAATTTGTTTAGATTGTATCATATTATATAAATATTATCAATATAATATTTTTTGACATTTGAGTGTTTTTTTATCTATACGATATCCTTTTTTACATTTTTTATTTTTAATAGATTTTTTTATAGATATTTTATTAGATTTTTTATTAGATATTTTATTAGATTTTTTATTAGATATTTTATTTGAATTAGGATTATGTATTGCTAATAAATTCTCTTGTTTTTTATTAAATAAAAGAGATTGTATATCTAAAATAAGTTCACTATAATTAATAGCTTTATTAGAATATGTATTATAATATATATATTTATTGCATAATTGGTGTAATTTATGCAATAGTGTATTTTTTGATAATAGACTATCAGTCCATTTTGTATTATTATCTATAATATATGAATATAAATCATTATAACATGTTATAAATCCAAATATATCTACATTTTTTTTATATACATCATTAAAATACTTTTCACTTGAAAATTCATATGTATTTTTATTTGTATATGTAATAATTGCTTTAGCCAAATATCTTATAATTATAGATTTAAATAAATGAGCATCATTATTTATTTGATAATTTCCTTTAGCTTTATAATATTTAACATAAAAATGTTTCATATAACTAAGATGTCCTTCATATTGTAAATTATATATTTCTGGCATTAATTTATTAAGTAATGGTAATATGTATTCATATTTTAGATAAGTATTTGATGCTAGTGCTTGAGGTTTAATATCTAGTAATGCTTTTTTTATTAATTGTCTAACATCTTTATTTAATAAGATATTAGTTATTGGACAATTAAATTGTATCGGTCTATTAAGTGCTTGTTCGGGGATATTTTTATTATTTTGTATTCCAGCCAATCCCCAGTCAATTATTCTTATCGTATTTAAATTATCTATAACCATATTATCCATTTTTAAATCAAAATGATATATATTTTTTGCATTCATAGGTAATATTCCACCAGTTAATAAGAGTAATAATGAATTATTAAATGTATCAAATATTTCTTTATTAAATGTTTTAAAATAATTAAATATATGGCTACCACCATTTGGTATATTAAGTATTTTAAATTTATTAAGATTATTATTAATGTTATGCTCCGTTACATTAACCCTACTTATTATTTTATTGCATGTAGTATTAAAATCAATAAAATCATGTTGGTCTAATTTATCTGGAATACACGATGAAATATTAGATATAATAAAAAAATTATTATGATTTGGTATTTGCTCTATTAATGGAACAAATTTTTTAATTTCATTTAATTCTTGATCGGCGTGTTTTTTTATTAATAATTTACTAATACCATGTGTCCGCATTTTCTCTCCTTTACATAGTAGTGCTGGATTAAAGACACACCCATATCCACCAGATGCAATTGCAGATGCCCCAAATTGTTTATGGTTATGTGATAACATTATATATAATATAAATATTTTATTAAATATAATAACATAACAATAATACACAAGAATATTATTTTATGTTTTAATTTATAATAATCTATAAATGTATCTTTTATTGGTTTATAATTATTATAATATTTAATTAATGATTCTGACATAGTTATTTCTGGTAAATTTAGTTCAATATTTATTTTATTATGTATAAAATGAAACCATTTAATGAGAGAATCACGAGAATCAAGATATGGCGCAACAGGATATTTATCTAAAAGACTACTAAATTTATCACCTATTTGTTTAACAGGAATAAATAATGGTATATTATGAATAAATTCATAATATTTTTTTTTACTAATATCATTTGGCATTAAAGGATATCCCAATGTAATAGTATGTAAAACAAACCAATAATGTGGTCCCCATATTTTTGGATCTAATTCCATTAATATAATATATTATATATTATTATAAAAAATAACATAATATTAAATATATATATAATTATGACAAATTTAAATTTCACATATAACTGGCAAAATCAAAAATATATAGCTGGTAAGAAAAATATAACACAAATTATTTCAAGCAATTCAAGACCTGCAACAAATGGATACTGGGATAAGTCTCAATTGGATGAGTTAGATGCCAATGCTTTTATACCTCGCCCAATAAAATCATGGAGAAAACAATTGCAACCAAATAAAATAAGAGGCGGGACCAAATCTAAAAATATTATTTTAGAAAGTGAACAACCCGGTAGAATAATATCAACTGATAACTGGTGTAATAATTATACAGAATTAAGGGAAATACAATTTTTTGAGGAAATCATTTCAATTAATGAATATCCTCCGATTGCTATGACTGCCGATAGTTTAAATGTTAATGGCAATACCTATGGTAATGGGAATTATATTGCAAGTGCGTCTGATAGTGCAACAGGGTTATTACCGTTTAATGCATTTAATGATACAACTGCTCAGTGGCGTAGTGTATCTCTATATCCAACTACAACTAACGTTACTAACACTCCAACTGGATATACAAATACAACTGCAGGACCAATTATAGGTGAATGGATTCAACTCCAACTCCCGAATGCAATTAAATTAAAATCATTTGTAATAGCACTAAATAGTAGTTCAGGTACACATCCAAGTAAAGCAAAATTGCTAGGTAGTAACAATCCTGCTAATGCTTGGAATATTCTTTATGAAACCGATGATATGCCATATTCTAATCTAAGACCTACAACAATATATGTAAATGCTAACGAATTATATACTTATTATAGGTTAGTAATATTGACAGGTGGAGGTACTCAACCGTATGTAAACATAGTTGAACTAACATTTTTTGAGGAATATCAATCAACTTCCGTATTGTCTTCATACACACGTAATAAGATAGCATGTAAATCTGCTTCATATCATATAGGAGGGAAAAAATATTATAAAAGTTTTTATTCTAAAAATACAAATAATCGCCCTATATCTTCTAGTCAATATATTAAAACGAGTTTATATAAAAAAAACAACCTTCCTACTCCTCCTTGCTTACAATCATTTCCTATAAAATTATTACATAATGGATGTAATGTAAATTATTTTACTCCACAACAAGCAATTGCCGCAGGCGCTCTTCCTTCTGATTGGATGAATTGTAATCCTATTACAAATCCTTATTGTGACTTTACAACTTTTACTTTTGACGAATTAAATGGAATAATTGATGTTACTAATAAATTAATCAGTATATTTTCTAATGGAGGTGATATAAATGTTCCAAAAGGTAGATTTTTAATACAATACACAGTTGAAGATAGTGGAGGCGTTATTATTTATAATCTTAATAAAAATACAAAAGTAATATGTGATCCAGAAACAATATTTATAGCAGATAATTTAGATAATGACATGATACGTTATTGGAATATGGGTCCTGATGTAAAATTTGAATGGTATGGAGGTACATTTTATCAATATAATCAAAAAGTATCTACCGTTGTTCCAGCACCCCAATATCTAGCTAGACCAGGAAATCAAGGTGCGTCTGCTACATGCGATGGACTGTCTATACGTTCCGCAAATGTGGGGGGTACAAATAGTTGTGTTATAGATGGTGTGAAGTTTTATGCGGGTGATACTATTAATAAACCAGATGAAGAATTACATTGGATAGATGCAGGTGGAGACAGTGGAATATTTGTTGACAGTTTCAATAATATAATTGTACGTAATTGTAAATTTGTAGCTAATAGAGATCTTGGTATATATCTATCACGATTAAGTTCTTCAGTATTAATTGAAAATAATACATTTATTAATTGCTGTAATGCTGTATCAGGCAAGAGAGGCGTGACTAATGCGACATTTCGGAGTAATGATATAACAAATTGTGTAAGAGGAATATCAATAGAGTATATAGCACCAGAAGAAGGAGAAGAAGAATTTAACAATGCGAATAATATAATTATACATGATAACACAGAGACTAAATGCAATAAATTTATTGCGCTAACTCATACAAATAATTTTAACATATATGAAAATAAAGCTACAAGTTTAGGAACCACCACGGTAGATGGTTTTATTATTACATATCCGGATGTTGCGTGTTGTATAAATATAAATAATAGTAGCAATGGAACTATTGAAAATAATAAGTTTGCAGGTGTAACAAATGGTCTACTAGATAATTCTACTTTGAGTCCTACAGTTGGCTTATTTAAAATAGATAATTCTATTAATATTACCAGGACTAATAATACATTTATTTATTAAATTAAAAATTAAAAAATTATAATTTTATAAATAGAATTTCTTTCTTCATTTTATCTAATATCAAAAGTATAATTGTATTTAATATTTGGGTTAATTTTAAGACATGTCTCTAATAATCTTCTTCTTTGAGACATATGCAGTGTGCTATTTTCTGTATTATTTTTAAAGTTAAAAAGATGAAAATCTATGGTCTGGTATATTTGAATGTATTATATCATATTATTTATATGTAATATGAAGCAATATGATGCAATACGCAAAATCTTGTAAAATGTAGCATTTCTATTTAATTAATTTCTCTCGTGTTCCTTCTGATAAATGGATTTTCTCTGTTATATTATCTATAATCTTATCTATTTTATTGTCCATAGTATCTGTTGCTGCCTTAATTATATGGATATAAATATCTTTAATCCTATCATTCGCCATCCAATTTGGTTTATCTGCAACATATTTAGTAATATTTTTCGTTTGGATTTTAGATATGGTATTAACCATTGCATTTGTTTTCTCTCTATTCATATCTTCTATCCATTGATTTTCTTTAATAAACATTCTCTTTCTTTTTTTATCACTACACCATAAAGGCCTTTGGACCATAGGTATTCTTTCTAAATTAGAGAGAAATAGGTTAGAAATACCCTTAACTAAACCATTTTCTTTGGTAAATAATAAATCTGCAACACTTACTTGTATTGTATCTATAAAATCTGTTATAGACATTGCATCCTTACATGTATCATTTAAAAAAACTTGGATGCTAACATTATTAGTATTATTAATAATATTATTACCTATTTTGGGTATTATTTCCATAATAGTATTATGCAACTCTTTATTTTGTGCAGATTGTTCTGTTAATTGATTTATTAATATTGAAATCATTTCTTTATAATTTATATCTTCTTCATTAGCATCATTATTTATTATTTGTTTTTCTTTTATATTGCATGTTTTTTTATGTCTAGACAAACCTGATTGATATAAATATTCTTTAGAGCATTTATCGCACTTATATTTTTTTTCGCTTTTTCCGCTAATTCCCGCCATTTTATTATCATTTTTACCATTTATAGTATTATAATGTTTTTGCGTGTCAAGATGTCTATGATAATCAGTTTTATCTCGTGCTATACAATCACACGTTATACATTTATAAATTTTCCCGCATTTACCCGCTTTTTTATTATCATTCATTATTATATATATATCATTTATAAAAAATATCTTTAAATTAATTTTTATAAAAAATTAAAACCCAGAAAAATGACTTTACAGCATAATGCTCTCATTTCCATTTTTTTATTATAAAATTATGCGTTGGGCTATTTTCCTTGTTATTTTCAAATCTATTTTGGATTTCTAAAAAATGGACAAGGAAATACCTTGTCCAAAAGTAAAAAAAGTTCTATAGATTTAAAGTTAAAAAGATGAAAATCTATGGTCTGGTATATTTGAAGGTATTATATCATATTATTTATATGTAATATGGTGCAATGCGCATTTTTTTCTTAATATAATTGAAATACTTATTTTTAAAATTATTTAATTAGCAAAATATCTTTTTTAAATCCATCCTGAAGATGTTGTGGAATATATTTAAAATCTATTAATATTTTATTACTATCAAAACGTTCTTGCGCTCCTTCTGTAGAAGATATTTTTTCTTTAAATTTATCTGGATTATCAAAATATTCTATAGCATTTTTTAAACTACATTTTTTAAAAACAGAAGGAATATTATCACTTTTATCTCCTATAATAATTTTACAAAATAAATCTTTAGCAGCGTTTCCTGTGCTATTTTTAGATGTTATTAATTGTGTATATTGCATATTATAAATTAATATTTTATCGCTAGCTAATTGTAAATAATCCATATCGCTTGTCATAATATATATATTATTAACTTCATTTGAATATTTCTCTTCAATAAATTTAGCTGTTATTGCAATGCAATCATCTGCTTCTAAATGAGGATATGATATTATTGCGTGTATATTAGTTTTTTCAAATAAATGCTCATCATATACCATTTTAAAAAAATGTGCAATAGATGAATCCTGTTTTCTACCGCTTTTATATTCTTCAAAAATTTTAGTTCTCCATATATCGCGCCTTCTGCAATCTTTTGCTACTATTAAAATGGCATCTTTAATTTTTAATTTTTTAGGAATTTCTTTTAATTTATTTATAAATACATTTTTATATTTATTAATAAATTCTTGATTATTATGAATATCAATTAATGTTTCTTTTTTTGCAAAACCCCACCATTTAATTAATGAATAGTATCTATAATAAATGTAATAACTTCCATCTATTAAAATAAAATTGACCATTTGTATAATATTATTATTAATAATTATATTTATTTCAATTTATATTTAATATAATATTATAAAGCATTTATACATACATTAATATTAATAGTATTATGAAGATAATAAGTTTTGATGTGGGTATTAAAAACTTGTCATTTTGTATTTTAAATACAGATAATCATTCATCCATTAATATAGATAAATGGGATGTTATAAATTTATGTGGTGATATTAAACATACGTGTAGCGAATTTAAAAAAGATAAACAATGCTCTAATATACCAAAATATTATAAAAATAATGAATATTATTGCAAAATACATGCCAGAAATAAAAGTTATGTAATACCTCCTATTGAATTAACTGAAAAGTATTTAAAAAAACAAAAATTAAAAGATTTGTTTGTAATAGCAGATAAATATATTATTTTATATGAGAAAAATATAAATAAAAATATTCTTTTAGAAAAAATAAAAGAATATATAAATGTTTTATATTTTGATATTATTGCTGTATCAAGTAAAGCATCTCATTTTGATTTAATACAATTGGGTATTAATATGAGAGAGAAATTAGATGCTATTTTATATAAGGATAATAATGAGCCAAATATTGATAAAATTATCATAGAAAATCAAATAGGACCATTGGCCAATAGGATGAAAACACTTCAAGGAATGATAGCACAATATTTTATAATGAAAAATTATACAGATATAGTATTTTATTCGGCATCTAATAAATTGAAATTTTTTATATGTGATGATGTTAAAACATATAACGAGAGAAAAAAAACGAGTATTAATATAACAACAGATATATTATCACAATATAATGAATTAAATATATGGAATGTATTTTTTATGAAACATGTGAAAAAAGATGATTTGGCTGATTCATTTCTTCAAGGATTATCATATTTTATTCAAAATTTATATTTTATATTAAATAAATAATATATTAATTAATATATTTAATATTCGTATAACTTAAAATAATATGTTCTAGTTATATCATAATGATTGATCCAGAAATTATAGAAATTGGAGATAATAAATCTAATTCTTCATCATATAGTAATGTATCTTTTAATAAAAAACCATCTGTTAATTTTGGTGCAGGTATTGAATTATTGATGAATACTAAAAAAACAGAAAAATCTAATAATAGTTTATTAGATATTGATTTAGGAGATATTACTGATTTAGAAGCAGAATTAAATAATCTATCAAGCGAACCATCAACATCAGGATTTTCTTCTCAACCTAAATCCAGTTTATTTAATAATATGGTATCAAATAATAATGAACACATGGATGAAAATATAAAAATTGGTTCAGAAACAGCAAAGGACTCTATTTTAGAAAATAACAATAAAACATGGGATGGTTTTAAAAAAATAAATGATATACCAAGCCCTGATGCGAATATGAATCATACACCACATGTATCTAATGAAGAATTATTAAAAGAAAAATTTAAGGTTTTAAGATTATTAGAAGATCTTGAAAAAAATAAAGGCATCAAATTATCAAGAAAATATACAATGGAAAGTTCATTGCAAGAAATGCAAGGAGAATATCAAATGCTTATGGATGCAAAATCAAATGCTAATAGTGTTAAATTCCAGTCTAGAATGTTAATGGCTGCTATTACTGGAATTGAATTTTTAAATAATAAATTTGATCCATTTGATATTAAACTGGATGGATGGAGCGAACAAATAAATGAAAATATATCAGATTATGATGAAGTATTTTCAGAACTGCATGAAAAATATAAGTCTAAAGCAAAAATGGCACCAGAGCTTAAATTAATGTTTCAATTAGTAGGTTCTGGTATAATGGTTCATATGACAAATACTATGTTTAAATCAGCTATTCCAGGAATGGATGATATTATGAGACAAAATCCAGACCTTATGAAACAATTTACACAAGCAGCAGTAAATTCAATGAGTTCTACTAGTCCAGGTTTTGGTGGATTTGTTAATAATTTTATGCCACAATCTAATACTGCTCCTACAAATCAACCATTTTCAAATCAATCACACGCTGCACCACCACCACCCATTGCTACACAACAAACCGTATATCGTCAAAATACAATGGGACCAAGTAATAGACCAGATTTAAATATTGCGCGAAATGATGGTATTAATATTCAAACATCAGAAGGTAAAGCAGGTGGTGCTGAAAGAAGCACTAAACGCCCAGAAATGCAAGGACCAAAAGATTTAAATGATATACTTTCAAATTTAAAAACAAAATCTATTAATATTCCTGCAGTAAATACTAATATAAAAGATACAGATAATAGTAGTACTATTAGTATTAAAGATTTAAATGATATTAGCAATATTAATATCCCTAAAACTAGACGCCGACAAAAAAGTGAAAGAAATACAATTAGTTTAGATATTTAAATTACTGATAATTAAAATTAGTTTAATATATAAAAATGTATTATACTAATTAAGTCTAACTATTTAATTTATCAATTGTAAAAACTATATCGTCATAACGATTTTTATTTTTTCTTAAATCATATATTTTGACATATTGTTTTAAGTTTTCTGGAACTTCATTTTTAAGTATATCAATCCAATCCCATGATTGAACATCTTCAATTATTAGTATTCCATCATCAGTCATTATTTGTGAATATAATTTTATAAATTGTTTCATACTTTTTAAACTATGAGGTCCATCATCTAACATAAAATCACACTTTATATTTTTATTTAAGAAATGATTAATAAAAAAATCATTATCATATGCGTCAGTTGATGTATGTAATATAATTTTTTCATTATTTTTTATACCTTCCCAAACATTCTCAATATTCATAATATCCAATCCATACACATTCGCATTTGTAAAATAATCACTCCATAATTTTATACTTCCTCCATTATAAATTCCTACTTCTAATACATTCTTAGCCGTTTCTTTTTTGGTTATTAATAATTTTTGATAGAGAGATAAATATGAATGTATCGTATTTTTATCTGTTCTTGAATTATCAACTATTTCTTCTAAACTCATATTATATATTATAGAATTAATTAATAATTAATATTTAAACTAATATTTTAAGTTTTATATTTCTTCATTTTTATATTTCTTCATTTTTAATCCTATATTGTAATATGTTTCATTATGTATCTTTATTAGAATCATTATTTGAAATGTAAATCAGTGTAAATATAATAATAAATATCTTTAATTATTAAAGTATAAATCATTAAATAATAAAATTGATTTATATTAATATGTAAATAATGCTACTACACTATTAAATATAATGTTTAGATTTAAAAATGTTGAAAATGCAATTTATCAAGATATGCAAATATTAAAAAATGAAAATGAATTATTATTAAGAGAGAATGAATATTTAATTAAAAAAAATACTCAGTTAACAAGCAATTATGAGCATATGTATAATCTAACCAATGGTGTATACGATGAAAATGTTAATTTAAAAAATATTATTGATATGTTAAAAAATGATAACGATAAATATATAATAGAAATTAATGAAAAACAATTACTCATAAAAAATATGGCGAACTTTTTAAATATTAAATCACACGAGGGTGCTATATATACTCAATATGAATTAGAATATGAGAAACAATTAGACGAAGATTTTAAGTATTATACAACATTAGGCATTAGTGATAAACATTCTAATAATATGGATAGTGATACAAGTATTATAGATTTAGATATTGTTGAATACTTTAATTCGGAAAATATGGAAGAAGATACTAAAGATATTGAAAATACTGAAGATATTGAAAATACTGAAGATATACAAACCATTCAAATTATTAAAGATATTCTAGGGATAAATGCACATTCAGATAATATTGAATATGATAGAGAGAATATAAATCCAAATATATTAGAAGAATAATAAATAATAATTATTAAAGAATTTATTATTTATTTAATTAAAATTATATTTTATTTAATAGTTAATTTATTTTTTATTATGTTTTTTACTCTGTTTTTTATTTTTACGTGTTTTTTTTGCGCGTGAGTGTTTTTTTTTATTAGTTTTTTTTAAACCTTTTACTAGAACTTTACCAGATTTTTTTAACGCATCATATTCTGCTTTAGCAAAAGGTAAAATATCTTTAAGTGATTTTCCTTTATTAAGTTTTGAATGTTTTTTAACAATATCCAACCAAGCACTCATTATATATTACTATTAGAAAAGAATATATAATAAGTTTAATATACTATAAATTTTTATGAGTTAAATTATATTATAATATGGTTAATATAATAAATATATGTACCGCTAATAATATGATACTTCAAAAAAATAAACTAACTAAACAATATGATTTAGGTTTTACTATATATAATCCTAATTTTAATTTAAGAACTATATTAAATATTAATCTATATAAATTAATAGAATCACTTAATGATGAATATATAGAAAGAATTGAAAAAATTAATGTAATTAATCCATTAAATGAAATTGATATATTAATATTTTTAAAACCAGTATTTAAAGATTATAATTTTTTAAAATGCTATTTATGCATAAAAATAATATTAAGTGAAGAAAATGGATGTGTTTTTTTTAAAAATACCGATATTCCATATGATGAAAATAAAATACAAGGTTATACCAGAATATCTAATAATACTACAGAAACGCGCATTATTGTACATTCTGATAATTTATTAGCAATAAACCATACATTTGAAGTAAATATATTTGATATATTTCCTAGCGCAATGCAAAATATTATTGCAAAAATGGTTAAATCTGTATTTTATAAAGTTAAACTTTTTTGTGAAACAGTAAAATAATTAATTAGCATTATGATATCCTCTTTGTAAATATTGTTCTTGTGTTAAAATAGGCGCAACCAGTCTACTTTGCAATTGATATTTGTCTAAATATATTTGTTTTAAATCACTTTCTTCATATCCCAATGGTTTTCTATTATCTGTACAAGATTTATATAAAAATGGAGTATTTGATGAATTTTGTAAATTGCTATTATATAAATTAGGACATGCACAACATTGCTGGCAAGCATTTACCTGATTAAGTTTTATAATTTTATCAGCATTAGATATTAAATATTTACGATAATCTTTATTATTAGTAATATTCGCATCAACTCTTAAAGATTCATTTGTGGATGCATTAGATTTCCAATCTACAAAGTTTCGCCCATCATTCATTATTGGTAAAAAATCAAAATGAATATTATTTGAACCATTATAACAAGTACCCCAATTCATTTATATTTAATAAATATTATATTATTTATATATTAATTATTAATTATTACTAGAATGTTCCGTAAAATCAATTAATCTTTTAATTAATTCTAATTTTGTCCCATTAAATGCCAAATTATTATTCTTGCATAAATCTACCAATTGATTCTTTTTCATATCATTTAAATTATCTACTACTATTTTTATATTCTCTCCTAATTCATTAGGTGTATTAGATAATTTAATAATATGCATTGTTTTTACTGGAACTTCTACTAAATCATTACTTAATATATCAAGTATTAAAGTATTATTTTTAGTATTTAAAACATCTTTAACATTACTTAAATTATCAGTATCTTCAACTATATCTGAATCAGATATAGATACAGAACTAACAGATGATGATTTACTAGATGGTAATTTATCCAATTTAAATAATGTATTATTAGAAGATGGTATAATGCTATTTATATCATATGATAATGTTTTAAAAGCATTTAAGTTTTGAGTGTTTTTATTATTACTATTCTCAGATGTATCGTGCTTGGTTGTATCATTATTATCATTATTATCTTTATTATTATCTCTATCTGTATCATTATCTTTATGATCAAAACAATTATCATCTAAATCATAACTAGATGTATCATCATCATCATCATCATCATCATCATCATCGTCATCGTCATCATCATCATCATCATCATCATCATCGTCATCATCATCGTCATCATC